GCGATACTGAGATAATTCAGCCCGAGCCATGCCAACGAGAGAATGTCTTGCGCATGGCGCGGAAGCTGCTCGAGCTCGGCATCCGTAGCTGTGAGCCCTTTCATGGCGAAACCTCGCCGGCATCCTCGATCGGCATGATCGCGCGGCGCTGCAGGAAAAGTTCATGCCGCTGTTTCGATGACAGCCGCGGTTGCACCCCGTGGCTGAATGTCTTGCTGAGGAGCGATCGGCGGCCGCCTTGCATTGGATGCTTGCCGAGGCCGGGACCGGTGATCCCGCAATTGAACTTGCGGACGCGCTCGGCCTTGCTGAAAGCCGGGATCACAACAGAAGTGTTGTCGTCCTGGTTGCACTTGCGATGGCCGCAGCCGACCGACTTGCCGCCGAAGGTGCGCGGCACGGTGATGTGCGACACGTCCCACGCTTGGTCGATCTGAACGGGCTGATCGCAATGAACGCAGATCGGAAGTTCGCCGCGGCCAGCGCGGTAGGCCGCCAGTTTCTCTAGTGCCCAGGTCTGATCCCGGACTTTCGTCCCGAAGCGGTATTTGTACGCCATGGTTTCCCTCATGGAGTGAGCTGCAACGACTCAGAGGGTAATCAAAATTATTTTGATCCGCAAGAAATCTATCAAATTAATTTTGATGCCGGGGCGGCTTATAGGCGCTTGGTCGCGCTTTTGAAGCCCGCAACCTGTGGATGAAGATCGCCCGCGATGGGAAGTGTTGGGAAGTGCAGGGGGCGTAAATGGAGCCAACAAACTGGCACCGGCGGCAGGCGATGAATATTGCATCGCAGCTTCCGGAAGAACCGGAAGACGCGTGGGCAATCCTTAGCTGCGTCGAGCAGCTGATCGCATTTTTTGAGGGGCCGCCGCCTCCGGAAGAGCCGGAAACGACCGGTCAGGCCGTGGTGCGCTTCCCCGGCGGCCCGAGTTCTCCCAGGCGTCGCGCTAGGGCAACAGGCAAGCCATCGGCGTTTCCGAAGTAAAGCCAGTCACTGGTGAGGCCAGGTACGGACCGGACCAGCTGGAAGACAATCTCCCGGCTTAACGGCTTGCCGTTCTCGAAATGGTTCCAGCGCTGGGCGCTGATATGAAGAAAACCGGTCGCAAAGCTTGCTGAGGTGTCAAAGCCGAGCATCTCGCGGAGGCGCTTTAGGCGCTCGGCTTGCTCTTCCAATTCGGCGGGCATGCGAGATGCCGGCGAGCTTGATTTCTTCTTGACCATACCGCGCGAAATTGCGGCGGGCTGAGATTCGAAGCTATCAAGCATTTTTTGTCCGTTGCGGATCAAAAGAAATTTGATTATTCCGAATCATGGCCAAAAATTCCCCCGAGTCGCGGCTTCTCGAGACAAAGGCCGAAGTGATGAAGGAGCTGGGCGGCATTCACCCCGTCGCAGCTCTAACGGGCGCCGATTGGAAGAATGTCGAGACGTGGAATAGGGCGGCGACTTTCCCGTCGCGCTACTTCCTCGTGATGTTTTGGGCGCTTCGGCGCAAGCGGCTATCAGCTCCGCCGGAGCTATGGGGCATGGTGACGCCCGTCGAACGAAAGCAGGCGTTGTCGGCAATGGTCTCAACTCAAAAAGATCGGCTCGCGTCATGATCGGACACGCCCCTTTACGCAGGAACTGCCGCGAACTTGCGCGCCGCGCTGTCCGAGAGTCGAGTCACAATCAAGGGCATTTGTGCCCTGTGGAAAACTAATTTTCGGCCGTCGTTTTTTGTTCAGTGTCGTTGCGTTTGCGTTCCTATCCTCTCAAGCCCTTGAGTCCGCAATGGCATTTCTGCGCGATCAGCGCGACCCCGTCGCGCAACTGCTCAAATCAAACCGCGACGTTCGCTCGGTGCTTATCCCGGCGATCGCCGGTGCTGTCGCCGGAATGATCGGCGTCGGCGCGGCGATCTACTTCGCGATGCCGGGTTAGATGCTGGCGCTCGGCGACATCGAGCTCGAGCGACGCAGGTTCGAGCTGCTGTCGCCGATCGAGCACTGGACGCCGGGCGCCAAGGCGCGCCTGATCGCGGCGATTCTAGACGGCTATGTCGGCCTTCAAGAGGCCAGCCTCGCGCACCGCCTTTCGTCGAGCGAGCTATCGCGACTGTTGCGGGCATTCAGCGGAGGCTGCGAGCCCGCACGCCTTCCTCGCTTTACGCCAGTGGCATCGGCGTGGCCCTTCAACGGGCTCAAGATGTTCGGTTACGACCTGATCATGATCGATCCGCCGTGGCCGACCGAGATGCGCTCGCAGAAGGGCGAGAAGAAAAGCTCTGCCGGAAAATACGGAAGTATGAGCTTTGCCGAAATCGCAGCAATGCCCGTCGGCCAGTTGGCGTCGACGCCGTGCGTTTTGTTTGTGTGGGCTGTCTGGCCGCATGTGATGTATGGCGGCAATCCGAAGCTGAGGTATTCCGATTTCGACGCGTCACGATCGCCGATCGGCGAGTGCATCCACGCCTGGGGAGCGCGCGTCGTGACAGGCGGCGCATGGCGCAAGATGACGGTAAACGGACATGTAGCTTTCGGGCCCGGCTATCGTGTCAGGTCGAGCTGCGAGCCGTGGTTCATGGCGGTGTTTGGCAACCCGCAAGAAACCTCGCTGTCGGCGCGGAATATTTTCGACGGCCTTCGGCGGGAGCATTCGCGCAAGCCCGAGCAAGCCTATGCGTGGTGCGAGGCCTACTTGCCCGAAGCGCGCCGCGTGGAGATTTTTTCGCGGACGTCCCGTCCCGGCTGGGACACCTGGGGCTTTGAAGCCGGGAAATTCGATCCCGTCGTGACAGTTGCCGAACGCGAAGAGGCGGCGGCATGAGCAGGATCAGCGGCCTGCAGAACGCGCGCAATATGCAAGCCGCCGTGGATGCGATCGCGGAGCGGTCGCCCGGATTGAAAAAGCCATCGCTGCGTCGGTTCACATGGAGCCGCCTGCACACCGATCTGCTCGATGACTTCCGATGGTCGCTGGTGGCGAAGCGGGCGAACGCTCCGCTACCGCTAGTCGAGGCGGTTTTGATCCGGCTGGAGAACCATGCGAACCGCAGCCATCCGCGGGGCTATGTCGGGGACTTCAGCGCGGAAGGCTTGGCCGCGCGTTGGCATGTCGACGCGGACACCATCGGCCGCATTTATGCCCAGCTCGAGGAGCCGGACATCGGCTGGATCGACCAGGACCAGATCGTCACGTTCTGGGACCGAAACCCCGACAAGGTCGACGAAACGGCCAAGGACCGCCAGCAGCGCGTCCGTGACCGCAAGAAGGGCTACAAGCAGCTGGCGCAGCAGGCTGCCCAAGGCCTCATAACGCCCCAGCAGCGCCTCGAACGTGAGATTGCGCTCAAGGACAGCATGGAGCCGAAGGCGCTCATGACTGCCTGGGCAGAGTTGTCCACAAGTCCAGTGCGTCACGGTGCGTCACGCCGTGACTCCGTGACCGTCACGCCCAGAGCAGACCAAAACATAAATCAAGATGTTCGGGAAAAAGCGCAAAAGAGCTCCGCAACGGACGGGAAGGAAGATCGGCAATCCGGGGAAATTGTGAATATCGGCGAGGCCGAGCTCTGGATTGCGATCGACGGCCGCCGGATCATCACCGAGCGCATGCGCATTACGACGCAGCTCGCAGAAACTACGATCGCCCGGTGGCGCCGCGAGCTTAGCGATGACGTCGTGTTTCTCGCATCTATCATCCAAGCAGCGGCCGCCACATCGCTGATCTCAGCGCAATTCCACGTTCTGATCTCTGAGCAGATCAAGCGTCGTCAGCAGGAAGAGAAGGGGCCAGCGCTTCCGCTGCCACCCGTATCTCTGAGAAGGAGCACTGGAAATGTTTGAACCAAACGAACGCGGCGGCGCGGCGGCGAGCAGCTTGATCGCCGTCAGATCTGAAGCGCAGCTCATGCTTGAGCAGATGCGCGAAACCTCTCAACGGCTGCAGGTGGTGCTACGCGAGCTCGACGACGTGATGGGCAACATCAAGCACAGCCCCAGCCAGCAGGCGGGAAACACCGCGGTCGGGAGCCCGCCGGTCACCAAGCCGGCCGCCACGCTTTTCGAAGGACTTGAGATGCTGCAGCGTGAGAACCAGCAGGTCGCAGATAAGCTGGAACAGCGTGTCAAAGAGCTGTCGAGTTGGTTCTGATGCCTAACATTGCTGCGCTGTCGAAAAAGATCGCTGCCGATCTGATGGCGGATCTGCGATCGGGAAAGCTCGCGAAGGTCGGAATCGACGAAGTCCGAACGGCCATCGCTAGGGAAACCGAAACGCTTTCGCTCGATGCTTGGAAGCAGGAGGCGCTCGAGATCCGGACGCTTCGCGAATTTATTTCGGGAGTTTGACATGCCGGCAGCGGCTGCCACCGAGGAAGAGACGCACGCCTTCGCCAAGGGGCAGCTCAAGGCCATCATTGAGCGCATCGAGCGCCTCGAGGAAGAAAAGAAAACGATCAGCGACGACATCAAGGATGTCTACGGCGAGGCGAAGGGCAGCGGCTTCGACGTGAAGGTTCTGCGGACGATCATCCGCATGCGCAAACAGGATGCCGACGAGCGCCAGGAGCAGGAAACGATCCTCGAAACGTACATGCAGGCGCTGGGCATGCTCTGAGGCCAGACGAGCCTTGAGCGCCAAGTGATTGCAATTGCCCAATTTTCGCCCATCTGTATGATGGCGACCGGTTCGCCGGGAGGGGCATAATGCCATCGCGACTGTATCAAGCCGGAGACATCGTCTTCGTGCGCGCGGTCGTGATCGATCCCTGTTCGGACGTCTTCCAGGTCCGGATTGAGGATTATCCGAAGATCGCGATCACCACCTGGGTGCCGGCGTCCGAGATCGCCAAGGCCGAGGACATTGATCGGCTGCGGCCGATGCGCTTTCCAAGGGCGCCGCTGTTGGCCCGTTAACGCCTCAGAAACGAGCCTGACGTAACCCTTTCCGGCCAAGGGGTTATAGTCATGCGTTCACCCCCCGGATTATTCCGCCTCTCGTTCATGCTGCCTGCCGGCGTTGCCGTCGATTCCGGGCGCGGCTTGCTATCGGAGAACGGCAGCACACTCAACGTCGCCAACGGCCTGGTCGAGATCCTCGGCCCGTCCCGCGAGGCCGTCTTCGAAACGGCCGCGATCTTCCTGCGCGTCATCCAGCGGGCCAAACCCAGCGTCTCGATCGCCGCCACGCTGGAATCGCCGCTGCCGGTCCGCGGCCGCGACGGCTGGCGCATCATCGTAGGCGCGCCGATCGCCTTCTCGCCGACGTCGCTCGATCCCTATTTCCCGGCGAGCTTCTCGCAATGAAGCGATGGAAGAAACCCGGCCGCGGATCCGCGCATCGGCGGCAGGAGGTGAGGCGGATTCCGGTCAGCTTCGACGACGAAACATTCGACGAGGTGCGTCACCTGGCTGAGAAGGCCGGCATCAGCTTTGCCGAACAGAACCGCCAGCTCGTCGAATTCGGGCTCGAGGCCGTTCGCGCCGACAAGAGGAACCGGAATGCAGGTAGGTGATATCGTCGGCTATGTGGATCTGACAAAGCCGGAGCCGCTCGACAATGAAGGCCCTTCGCTTTGGCACGTCGTGGTGACGGATCCAGCGCGCGAGCGGTCTACGGTCGACCGGATTAAGGACATCGAGGACAGGCGCCTCGATCCATATCTGCCGATCGTTCATCGCACTGAGCTCGCCGGCCGCGGCCGCAAACGTGATGTCCAGGCCGCCATGTTTCCTTGTTACTTCTTTATCAGGATGCCGGCGAATGCCGATCGCTGGCGCCAGCTGCGCGGAATCCGCGGCGTCCAGGATTTTATGGCTTTCGCGTCGGGCCGGCCGAAGGTGATGGCGTCGGCTGCGATCGAGGCAATCCGGATCAAGGAAATGGAGCTCGACAACAAGCGGCTGATGCGGCTCGCGTCGGGAGGCGAGATACCTTGGAAGCCCGGCCAGTCAGTGTGGGTCGATATTCTCCCATATCACCGCATGCTGGCGAACATCGGCACCGCTCACGACAAGGGTAAGATCGAAGTGTTACTCGAAATGGAAATGTTCGGCCGCAAGGCCTGGAACGTCGAGCCGAAACAGATCCTCGATATCGACGTGTGATCCACTTCGATTCCGGACGGCCTCATGATCATGCCAGCTTGAACGCGCCGGATAGATCGGCGCGGGCCGCGGCGGACGACGATCAAAAGGAAGACGCCAGGCGCAGCGCGCGAGCGCTGTCAGAAACCGAACCTTTCGAAGGTTTGCTATGCGCGAAGCGTAAGGCGGTCCGATGTCTTTCAGTATAGAATTCCACGCGCGGTCGCGCGCGCATGCGAATCGCCTGCTTGAGGTTCATAAGACCTCGGTCCCGGCGCCGGTTTTCGCTTTTCTCAAGGCCGCGATCGACAACCAATCGCCGCTCACCGAGGGCTCGACCCGGATGTTCAAGGTCCGTGCCGTAGGTCACCTCTGCGACAGCAACGGATCTTACGCCGTCAGCACCGCCGATCTTTCGGTTACGCCGATCGATATTCCGGACTGACGCCATGAACATGGCGGACGTCATCGAATCCACTGCCGATGGCGATTGCGACGTTCACGGGGCTGGCCTCGGCAAGCCGGTGACAGCTTCCCCGCGCAGTCTGACGCGGACACGAAACACCATTCAACGGTTCCTCGAGAACTGTCCCGACGACTTCACCGTATTTGAGTTGAAGCGGGAGCTCGAGCAGCTGACAGAATTCGAGATGCGCGAAAGCGCAAGGGCAGCCCATTAGCGCGGAGGGCTGCGGCTCGGGCTCATACCCTGCGGCCGGTTGGTGCTATCTCGATGCGTTCTCTGATGTCCGATAAGCGCCATTCCCGGACGTCAGCGTTCTCCTCGGGAACAGATCCGGATTCTGTCGGCCGGGCGCGGGCGGCAAGCCTCTGATCCTTTTCGCGGTTTCTATTTTGTTCGGTTTTGTTCGCGGGAGGCATGATGAAGCGAGGAATGTGGTGCCCGCGACATCCTGCTGAGACGCTGGTGCGCATTTCGTTGCCCAGCGGGAAAATCGATCTGCGATGCCCGGGCTGCACCGCTGCCCGCATAGCGTCGATCAAGTGCATCAACGGCTAGAACGAACCCAGAAACCTTGTTTTGTTCTTGAGGGCGCTGCATGTCGAACGCCCTTGTCGATCCGATGGCATCGGTGCGCGGGTATCTCGAGGCCGAGAAATCGACTTCGACCAGGCGAGCCTACGCTTCGGACTTTGCGGACTTCCAAGCCTGGTGCGATCGCGCCGGCGAATCCGCCCTGCCGGCATCGCCGATCGGTGTCGCGAAATATCTCGCCCAGCTCGCGGACGGCGGATCCAAGACAGCCACGATCGAGCGCCGCGTCGCCTCGATCCGCTACATTCACAAGGCCGCGGGCCATGAGCCGCCGACGAACGCCGAGGGCGTTAAGGCGGTGATGCGCGGGATCCGGCGACGGCTCGGCCGGAAGCAGGTTCGCAAGGCGCCGGCGACGGCCGATCTGTTGTCAAATGTCCTCGATCGCTTGCCAAATAAGCTGCAGGGCTTGCGCGATCGCGCCCTTTTACTTGTCGGCTTCGCGGCCGCGCTGCGTCGATCGGAGCTCGTGGCGCTCGATGTGGTCGACGTCACGGTGCGGCCGCGAGGACTGATCCTGCATATCGGTCGATCGAAAACCGACCAGGACGGCGCCGGCGCCGATATTCCCGTGCCAAACGGCAAACACCTGAAACCCGCCGCGGCGCTGCGCGCCTGGCTCGATGCTGCCGGCATCACCGAAGGGCCGATCTTCCGCGAAGTCGATCGACACGGCCGCGTCGGATCTGCAGCTCTCAGCGATCGAACGGTCGCGCGCATTGTGAAGCGAAGCTTCGCCGCGATCGGCGCCAAGGTCGAAGACTTCTCCGGCCACTCGCTGCGCGCCGGCTTTGTCACCAGTTCGCTCGAGCATGGCGTTGATGCCTTCAAGATCATGGGCATCACCAGGCACGCGAAGGTCGACACGCTCAAAACCTACGATCGTCGCGAGAAGGATTTCGACGATCACGCGGGCGACGGGTTTCTTTAGCTTTGAAACTCGGTGCCGCGTTTGATCCGAATTCCGTTGAAGTACATTGCGCCATCGAACGGCTCGAACGACGTCCTTAAGTCCCACTCGGCGACGGTGAGTGCCATCTGTTGGCTGACGTGATCGAAGACGTGGCCGGGGATCTCTATCGACGTCGCTCTGATCTTCTCGTCGTCGTCGCCGACTTCGGTCGCTGTCACGATGACCGCGAGCTGCCGCGTCAGGGCGTCCATACGATCGTACAGGTCGCGCATTGGAATTCCCTTATCAGTGCAGGCGGCCGCGCGAACGGTCGCAGCTGATGACAAACCCCGCGGGCTCGTGTGGCGGATTTTCGTAATCGCATGGATTGCATTTCGGGCAAGGCATACCGGCGCCGCCGCAGCCGCAAGCTTTCATGCCGTCCCATGGCCGATCGTGATGGTCTTCGCAGACCCAGAAGCAATCGTCGCAAGCTTCGCATCTCATGATGCGATGACGCTATCACAGTTTCTGGTGTCCGATAACCGCCCTTAACGGACACCAGAATTTTCCGCATTTAGCCGCTCTAACACCGGCTTTTTTGTTGGCGTTCTTCTGACCAGGCAGACGAGGGAGCGCGTGCTCAGACCACGCGGGACCACATGTCGAAAGCTGCTAAAATTGCTGAAAATCCGCTCTCCAATGCTAAGCATGAGGCGGTTTTGCAATCCTACATCGTGGATCCTCAGCGCGTCGGCTATAAAGCCTATCTCGTTGTTTATCCTAATTCTTCTGATGCTGCGGCAAAGACTGGCTTCAGTCGTCTGCTTAAGAATGCTGACTTCAAGCGACGACTGGCTCACCTGGACAGTAAAATCACTGCGAAGGTGGTGGAGCGGGCTGTCATCACGACCGAGCAGGTTCTCGAGGAGCTGGCGAAAATCGGCTTCGCCAACATGCAGGACTACGCCAACCTTGAAGCTGCTGATCTGTCGGAGCTGACGCGAGATCAGGCGGCTGCGATCCGACAGTTCTCTATCGTCGAGTTTGCTGATGATAAAGATGAGCCGAAGGAAAAGCGCGAGCCTCAAGCCCATGGCGGTGAACTTGTCCGCCGGCGCGGCCGCGGCGTCCGCAAGGTGACATTCAAGCTTTACGACAAGCGCGCCGCGCTGGTTGATATCGGCCGCCACCTGGGCATGTTCGTCGACAAAGTCGAGCATAGCGGGAAGGTCGATCTGGTTCCGATCATCAACGTCAATGGCCGCCGCACTAGCGGCTGAGGCCGCGGAGCTGAACTTCGACCTGCATCCCAAGCAGGATCTGGCGTTCAACTCACCAGCGACCGAGATCCTTTACGGCGGCGCCGCCGGCGGCGGCAAATCGCACCTGATGCGCATCGTCGCGATTCTGTGGTGTGCATCTATTCCAGGCCTGCAGGTCTATCTGTTTCGCCGGCTGCGCGATGACCTGATCAAAAACCATATGGAAGGGCCGAGCGGATTCCGCAATCTTCTGTCCGGCTGGGTGGCGTGCGGCTTCTGCATCATCATCGAGGATCAGATCAGGTTCTGGAACGGCTCGAAGATATACCTTTGTCACTGCAAGGACGAGGCGCACCGGTTCAAATACCAGGGCGCCGAGATCCACGTCCTGATTATCGACGAGCTGACTCACTTCACCGAGAAGATTTATCGGTTCCTGCGCAACCGCGTCCGCATGGTCGGCATCAAGCTGCCAAAAGAATACGAGGGCAAGTTTCCTCGGATCCTCTGCGGCGGCAATCCTGGCGGCATTGGCCACCAGTTTGTGAAGGCCACCTTTATCGACGGCATTCCGCCGTTGAAGATCTACCGCGCCGCCAACGACGAAGGCGGCATGCTCCGCCAATACATTCCGGCCAAGCTCGAGGACAATCCCTCGATGGCCGAGCAGGATCCCGGTTACGAGAATCGGCTCAACGGCCTCGGCTCTGAAGCCCTCGTGAAGGCGATGCGCGACGGTGATTGGGATATCATCGAAGGCGCGTTCTTCGACTGCTGGGCACGAAACAAACACGTCGTTAAACCCTTCACGCTGCCGAAGCACTGGACGCGCTTCCGGGCCGGTGACTGGGGATCTGCGAAGCCAGGCGCATATGGCTGGTTCGCTGTCGTCGATGATGACTTTCTGACGCCTGACGGCCGCTTTCTCCCGCGTGGCTGTTTGGTGATGTACCGCGAGTGGTACCAGGTCGCCACCGACAAACACGGCAAGTTCAAGCCGGACGTGGGCCTCAAGATGCCGGCGGATGCTGTCGGCAGGCGCATTCGCGCCCTGGATGACAAGGAACACATCTCGTACGGCGTGCTCGATCCCGCCGCGTTCGCCGTCAACGGCGGCAAGTCAATCGCAGAGATGATGCAGGCGGACGGCGAGGGCGCCACCTTCCGGCCGGCAGATAACACCCGAGTGGCCGGCCGTGGCGCCATGAGCGGCTGGATGCAGGTGCGCGGGCGCCTTGTCGGTGACGAAGACGAACGCCCTATGCTCGTGTTTTTCGAGACGTGCGTTCACACGATCCGGACGCTGCCGGCGCTGATGCACGATGAGGCCAAGCCCGAGGATCTCGACACTACCCAGGAAGATCACCCGGCAGACATGGTTCGGTACGGCTGCGCCTCGCGGCCGTGGATCAGGAAAGCTCCGGAAGCAGAACTGCCGAGAGCGAAGCCCGGCCAGGTGCCATTGCCACCGGCGCCGGTACCCTCAAGCGGAGTGAGGATCAGAGTATGAAGCTCCGTTGGAGACGGCTTTTTTGGATGTATCGATCTGCCGCTGGCGGATGGTACGTCGTGTGCTTTGGTCGTGGGGCTCACGTACACCTTGATGGGTCGTACTGATGACCGACGTGACCATGGCGGACGAAGCGGAAGATCGGGAAGAGGGCGGCGGCGAGCTGTCGGCAGCAGCGAAGGAGCCGAAGTCGTCGAGACCGTGGCTTACGCTGATTTCCGATGCCGAGCGCATCTTCGAGACCTACCAGGCCAAGGCCGACAGCATCGATAAGCTGTACGCAGATCTCGAGAAGCTTTCGAACATCGCCCGCGATCGGCAGTTCCAGCTGTTCTGGGCAAACATCGCCGTTCTTGGTCCATCGATCTATTCCCGACCGCCGGTACCGGTGGTGGTGCCGCGGTTCAAGGACCGTAAGCCGCTCCCTCGCCTGGCGTCCGAGCTGCTCGAGCGCAGTGCAATCGTCTCATTCGAGCTCGAGGATATCGACTCGGTCATGCGGCTTATCCGCGATGACATCACCGTCGTGGCCCGCGGCGCCGCCTGGCTGCGATACGAGGCAAGCGGCAAGGGCAGGGACTTCAAGGAGAAGGTTTGCATCGATCATATGGATCGAAAGGACTTCGTCCACGATCCGGCGCGCAAATGGAAAGACGTCGATTGGGTGGCCTATCGCGCCTGGATGACGAAGTCGGAGATGCGCAAGCGCTTCAAGAAGACGTCCGGCAATGCCTACATGGATTGCACCTTCTCGAAGCGGAAGGATGACAAGGATGCCGACGACGGCAAACTGAAGGCTGGCGTTTGGGAGCTATGGTCGAAGTCGCAGAACCGCGTGATCTGGGTTTCGGAAGGCTGCGAGAAGCTGCTCGACGACGGCGCGCCACACCTGACGCTAGATGGCTTCTTCCCATGCCCTCGGCCAGCCTACGGAACAATCCAGCGCCGCACGCTGATCCCCGTGCCGGACATGCTGTTCTACAAGGATCAGCTCGAGGAAATTAACGAGCTCACTGGCCGCATTGCTGCGCTGGCCGAGTCTCTCAAGGTTCGCGGCTTCTATCCCGCCGGCGCCGGCGACATCGGCGACGCGATCGAGGCGGCGGTTAAGTCCACCAGCGACAACCAGGTGCTGGTCCCGGTTTCAAACTGGTCGATGGTCGGCCAGGGCGGCGTCAAGGACATGATCGTCTGGCTGCCGCTGGAAATGATTGCGAACACGATCACCCAGCTGGTCAACCTGCGAAAGCAGCTCTTCGACGACGTCTACCAGATCACCGGTTTGTCCGACATCATGCGCGGCCAGACCGAGGCCAGCGAAACGCTCGGTGCCCAGCAGCTCAAGAGCCAGTACGGCTCGGTGCGGATCCGCGATCGCCAGGACGAAATGATCCGGATGGCGCGGGACATTACCCGCATCGGCGCCGAGATCATGTCGGAGAACTTCGCAGCCAAGACATTGCTCGATATGTCCCAGCTCGAGATCCCCACCGACGCCGATATGGCCGCCAAGGCAGCGCCGCTGGTGACGCAGCTCAAGCAGATCGAAACGGATCTCCGACGCGCCCAGTCAGATCCCGAGGTCCAGCAGCTCGCGCAGGCCAATCCCGACCAGGCCAAGCAGATCATGGGGCAGGCGCAGCAGCAGGTTCAGCAGCTGCAGGGCCAGATCGCCCAGCTTAAACAGGCTCCGACGATCGAGAAGGTGATGGACCTGCTGCACGAGCAGCGGCTGCGCCCGTTCGTCCTGGACATCGAAACGGACAGCACGATCGCGCCGGACGAGAACGCGCAGAAACAGCGCGCGACCGAGTTCGTCACGGCGGTAGGCGGCGTTATGAAGCAGGCCACCGAGATCCTCGCGACAACGCCACAGGCGGCGCCCGTCATTGCCGAGGTGCTCAAATTTACTGCGAGCCAGTTCCGCGCTGGCAGGCAGATGGAAGGCGTGATCGACGAGTTCGCCGACAAGATGGCCGAGATCGCCGCACAGCCGAAGCCACCGGATCCGAAACAGGCGGAAGCCGCGGCTCAGCAGCAAGCCGAGCAGCTCCGGCAAAAGCAGGAAGCCGAGACTACCGCTGCGACAAACGCCGAGCGTTTGGCTGGCGCGCAGAAGACCGCAGCCGAAGCCAACGCGAAAAACCTCGAGGCGCAGACGGCGGCCGCTGACGCCGTGTCACAGCGGAAGATCAAAGAGCAGCAGGAGATTGACGCTTCGGAAGCTCGCCGCATCGAGCGCGAAGGCAAGGCGGCTCTCACCGACAAGCAGATCCAGCTGCTCGATGCCAAGCGCCAGGACGAGATGCTGAAGCATTCCCAGGACCTCGAGCTCGGCAATCTTCAGATCGAGACGGCTCGCGTCAATCTCGAGAAAGCCAAATTGCCACCGCCGGCGCCGAAGCCGCCTGCCGGCGCGAACGCAGGAGCCTCCTAATGGGATCGTACCCCGACAACTTTAAGCTAATCGACTTTTCGAAAGAGATAGAAATCCCCGTCAAGGCACGGCCGGAGCCAAAGCGTTCCGATCTGCCGTGCCCGCGCTTGATGTCGGACATCATGCCGCCGGTGCAGTCGCAGGTGGACGGCCGCGTATACGACAGCAAGTCCGCGATCCGCGCCTCCTATCGCGCCCATGGCGTCGAGGAGATCGGAAACGATCCGGCCAGGCTAAAGCCGTTCGAAAGGCCGAAGACCGATCGGCGCCAGATCAAACAGACGGTTGAGAAGGCCGTCGCTCGGTTCAACCGCGGCGAGCGGGTTTCTCGCTAACTTCGCACCCTCTCAGACAGGAAATCCCATGACCGATTTAGCCGGAGGCGCAGCCGCGCCCGCCGATACGAACGCCGCCGTCATCGAGCACGTTGACGCTCCGCCGAATCCTATCAATTCGGAAATTCCTGCGGCGCCGATCGAGGACAAGCCGGTAGAACCGGCGAAGGTACCGACCACGCGCGAGGCGCTTCGTGCGGCCGCTGAAAAGGTCGAGAAGGGCCAGACCGAGGAACCGGCCAAACCGGTCAAGACCGAACAGCCGCGCGAGAACGGCAAGTTCGCGCCCAAGGAAGGCGACAAGCCTGTGGCGCCGGCGAAGCCCGCGGCGATCGATCCCGCCGCCGCCAAGCCAAGCGAGCCGCCAGCAGCGAAACCGCCTGTTGCCGGCGAGAAGCCCGCGGCGGTGGATCCTGCCGTAAAGCCTGCGGCGTCAACGTCAACGTCACCGGCGCCGGCGCGGTTCTCGCCCGATGCAAAGGCCGTTTGGGATACCGCTCCGGAGCCGGTGAAGGCCGAAGTCACGCGCATGGAGCGCGAACTCACCGCCGGCCTCGAGAAACACCGTGTCGCGGCCGAGCGCGATTCCAAGATCGCGCCGTTTCACGAGATGGCGGCGAAGAGCGGCACCGACGTTCACACGGCGCTGACGAAATACACCAACATGGAAACCCTGCTGCGACAGAATCCGCTCAAGGGCATCGAGGCTGTCTGCGACAACATCGGCGTGTCGCTGAAGGATGTCGCCAGGATTGTTCTCGGCCAGGCTCCCGAGCACGAGCAGAGCCAGCAGGATGCGACGATCCGCGATTTGCGGTCGACCGTCCAGCGCCTCGAGCAGCAGCTCACTGGCGTTACGCAGAGATTTCAACAGCAGGATGAAGGCGCCATCCACGAGCAGATCGCGGATTGGGCCAAGGACAAGCCGCTGTTTGAAGTGCTCGCTCCACATATCGCGTCAGAAATGCGCGAAAGCGGGAGTGATCTCGATACGGCCTATGCCGCGGTGCTTCAGAAGCATCCGCAGCTTGCCGCCCTGTCGACCGCCGCTCCCGCGGCCAAGACCGAACCAGTACCGCCGGCAGCCTCATCCGCTGCAGCAACCGACCACGAGGCTCAGACCCTCAAAGGTCAAAAGTCCATCACAGGCGCACCTGGCTCCGGCTCAGAACCGGCAGCGCAGCCGCGCTCCTCTTCAATCAAGGAAGCCCTCAAGCGCGCTGCGGCGCGCGCCGGGTAACCGTTCATCATAAGGAGGGGCTTTCATGGCCTCGCAGCTGACTACCGTCGAAAAGAATCAGGAAATCCTGTCGCTCGCCCTCGAGGACCGCTCGAAGGGCTATCAGGATCTCGTGTCGAACTCGAACGCTTTGCTTGCCGTGCTGAAAAGCAAGGGGAAGTGGAAGGAGTATTCCGGCCCGATCATTCGGGAACGGCTGCTCTACAACAAGACCGGCTCGGCCGTCTGGTACAACGGCTATGACTTCCTAAACAGCGCGCCGACCGAGCTGTTCAACGATGCCGAGTTCCGTCCGAAGATGGTCGCGGTTTCTGTCGTTCTCACGAACGAGGAAATTCTGAACAACTCCGGCACGAACCAGCTCTACGACGTCATGGAAGCGCACATTGACGCCGCGGAGAACGAGCTCAAGGACGAAATGGATATTTCGCTCCACGGCAACGGCACCCGCTTCGGCGGCAAGGAGCTCGGCGGCCTGCAGCTGGCGATCCCCACCGTTGTGAGCTCCGGCTCGTATGGCGGCATCGCTCGCTCGAACGCTGTCTGGCAGACCAGCTCGTTTGACGCGCACTCCTACGACGCCACGATCGGCACCCAGGTGACCGCGGCCACGATCCGGCCGTTCCTGAACAAGATTGTGACCAAGCGGTCGCGCGGCAAGCAGTCGGCGGATTTGATGCTGATGTCGGCCGAGCATTATGCGGCGTACGATGCCGCGACCGTGGCGATCCAGCGCGTCAACGATCAGACCGCGCTCGGAAAGCTCGGCTTCCAGTCGCTGAAGTATTTCGGCGCCGGTCGCTCGCTCGAGATCGTCCAGGACGGTGGCATCGGCTCCAACATGCCGGCGAACACCACCTACGGCATCGACACCGACAATCTCTGGATGCGTTATCATCCGGAGCGGAACTTCGACAAGATCGGCCGCTCGATGATGCCGATCAACCAGGATGCGGTCGTTCAATACATTGGCTTCATGGGCGAAGTCACCATGACCAATCCGCTGTTCCAGTGGAAGTTCTACGACAGCAACCCGGCCGCTTAATCGGCCCAGCCTGAATCTCAAAACTGAACCCGGCGAGGAGTAGCGATCGCGCACGCGCGGTCGCCGCCCAGCGTCATCAAACGTCTCGAAGGAGGGCCAAATGGCCTATGTTATTCACTCCCATCAGCTGGGCGCGCCTCCGATCGCGTCCTCGCTTCCCGCATCGACTGCCGCGGGTCGCAGCTCGCCCTACAAATACGGTGATATCGTCAAGGCTGTGGATCCTGTTCTCGGCGTCGGCGAATTCATCTATCTGCCGGGCCTCGCTTTGACGGCGATCGGCGAGCTCGTGATTTACGATCTCAATGCCGGCACCACGAAGCGGGCTGTCGCGAGTGACCGCGGTCCCTGCGCCGTTGCAATGGCGGCCAACGTGGCCAACCAGAGCGGCTGGTACCAGATCAGCGGCCTTGCGGCCATTAAGGCCGGAACCGTCGCTGCCGGCGGCGCCGTCTATGTCACGGCAACCGCTGGCACTGTCGACGACGCGGTGGTCGCGACAGACAAGGTCGACGGTGCGCGCTTTAAGACCGCGGACGGTACGCCGTCGGCGGGCCTTGCGTACGCGATGCTGGAACGGCCCTGCCTCAACGGTAACGGCTAAACAAACGACCCGCTGCGGCTGTCCGCGGCGGGCCTTCTTCCGTTTCGATTGCACCCTCTCAGAAAGGACATCCCATGGCCCAGGCCAACAACGACAATCTCCTGACCGTTCGTTTCGACAGCATTCCCGTTCTCAACGACGGCGCATCTGTCAAGGCTGGCCGGCCGATCTACGACGACGTCGAAGTGTGCGAGATCCGCTTCGCGGGCGACATGAAAAAGGTCGCGGTATTCCCGGCGACGGAAGCCGAGCCGAACGAGACCAGGCTCAAGGGCCATATCGTGACTTACGCGGAGGTCTACAATCCGCAGTATATGCAATTCAAGAACGGTCAGCAGCAGACGGTGGCTGGCACCCCGCTGTCGGAAGCCGCGTTCCTGACGGAAGGCAAGCGGCGCGAGCTGCGCGCGCTCAACATTCATTCGGTCGAGGCTCTGGCGGCGCTCGATGGCGCAAACCTCAAGATGCTCGGCATGGGCGGCCGCGAGTGGAAGAACCAGGCGGTGGCCTATCTCGCCAACGCTGCCGGCAGTGCAGACGTCACCTCGATGGCGGCAGAGATCGAGCGGCTCAAGGAACGTCTCTCGATCGCCGAGAAAGTGAATCCGGCTCAAGCCGCGTCCGAAGCCGATAAGGACGCCGACGGCGACAAGTCGATCGAGGACTGTACCGACGACGAATTGCGCGAGTTCATCAAGAAGGAATCGGGGCAGGCCATGCCGGCGAATACCGGCCGCGCCAGGCTGCTCGAGCGCGCCACCGAACTCGCGACCAAGCCTGAGGGCGCGGCCGCGTGACCGTTCTCGGCTCGGCACAATCGGCGGGACTGAGGCTGCTGGGCGTGAAGCCCAGCAGCCTGTTCTCGACGTCTGATCCGTTCGCGTTGGAATTGGCCGATCTGGCCAACGAAGTCGCGACCGACATTGCCCAGGTGCATGACTGGCGGAAGCTGCAGCTCCTGGCAACGCTCGCCGGTGACGCGGTCGCGATCGCGTTCAGCCTGCCGACTGACTATGACCGGATGCCGAAAAAGGCCGAGGTTCATTCGCTGAACTGGAAGACGGCAAACTTCCGGCGCGTCCGCGACCAGGACGAATGGATCTACATTCAGGACAATCTGATCAGCGGCATGCCGGGCAATTGGATCATCCTCGGCGGCAAGATGCAGATCTTCCCGCCGATGCCCGTCGGCGAGACGGCGCGTTTCTACTACGCGAGCAACAAGGTAGTGGCCGTCGACGCGGCTTCCGCCGGCAGCAAGACCGCGTTCGAGACGGATACGGATTGCTTCGTCCTCAACGAGCGCCTGCTGACGCTAGGCCTGATCTGGCGCTGGCGATCGCAGAAGCGAATGGAATATGCCGAGGATCTAAAAAACTACGAGCTCGCCCTCGAGCAGGAGATTGCCAAAGACAAGGGGTCGAACATTCTGACGGTCGGCACCCAGCGAATGCCGTTTGACGTCGCAGTCGCCTATCCAGGCGTGTTGGGTCAGTGATGCGCAGACCCGCCGGGTTGCGAAAGCCTGCTGGTCAGACCGCTCCGAAGCCTCGGGATGCCAAGACCGTGACGTTCCCAGCTCCCATCGGCGGCTGGATCCGGAATCAGAACCTTTCGACGCCGGGCGCCAGGATGCCGGATGGCTCGAAGGTCAGCGGGGCGTTTGTACTCGAGAACTATTTTCCGACCGCGACCGGGATCCGGATGCGCGGCGGATCCAATCTGTATGCAACGATCGGCGATGGGACGCTGCCGGTAACTGCATCGTTCACCTACGTGAACGGCAACAATCAAAAGCTGTTCGCGACGACAGCTGCGGCGCTTTATGACATCACGTCCGTCACCTACACCGACAACATGCAGCTCGCGACCGAGGCCGGTGACCAGATTGTCAATGAGAACGGGCTCGTCCTGACGGTCGAAGGAGTACCGGCAGTCCTCGAATCGTTCAACGGCGGCGATTGGTCGGTTGTCCAGTTTGCGACGCCCGGCGGTGTCTTCCTTCGGGCCGTCAATGGCGCCGATACGCCGCTGGCCTTCGATGGCACCAGCTGGGGCGTTACGCCGGCAATCACCGGTGTGGATCCGGCAACGCTGTCTTTCGTGTGGGTTCACCAGCGCCGCATGTTTTTCATCAAAAAGGATTCGCTGAGTGCTTACTATCTGCCCGCCGACAGCATCGGAGGAGCCGCGGTAGAGCTGCCGCTCGGCGGCGTTTTTAGCCGCGGCGGATCGCTTCTGTTCGGTTCAACCTGGTCCATCGAAACCGGCAACGGCCTAAACGAGCAGTGCATCTTTGTCACGACCGAGGGCGAGGCCGCGATCTATCAGGGAACAGATCCAAGTCTCTCGACCGCTTGGTCAAAAGTCGGTGTTTATCGGATCGGGCGGCCACTCGGCGCCAAGGCACACATTCGGGCTGGCGGTGATCTGGTCATTGCCACTGATATCGGATTTGTACCGCTGTCGCAGGCCATTCAGCGGGATATTTCCGCGCTGTCTCCCTCTGCTGTGTCGTATCCCATCGAGACTGCCTGGAACGAGGCTGTGGCAGCTCGTCCGTCGGGTTGGGCTTGCGAGGTCTGGCCAACAAAACAAATGGCGATTGTCGCCCTTCCAACGAATGGCACCGATCAGCCGCAGATGTTTGCGGCAAATGCGCGGACCGGTGCCTGGGGGTTGTTCACGGGCTGGGATGGCCGGTCGGTGGTGCTCTTCCGTGATCGGTTCTTCTTCGGGTCGAGCGGGGGAAAAATCGTCGAGGCCGAGGTTTCCGGTGCCGATCAGGGCAAGCCGTATACTTCGGCGTGTGTCCCGCTTCACGAAACCTTAAAGGCGCCGGCCTCTCTGAAAACGTCGCTCCTAATGCGCGCGACGTTACGCGCACCGTCAGAAATTGTGCCTCGGCTCTCATTGCAACGGGACTACAAAGTCAGCCTTCCCGGCGCGCCTGACGCTATCGCCGTTTCTGGAAGCGGTGTTTGGGGCGGCGGTGTCTGGGGTCAAAGCCAATGGGGCGGCGTCGCGGAGAAGAATATCTATCAGCGATGGCAATCGGTCGGCGGCAGCGGCTACGCAATCGCCCCGGGCGTGCAGATTACGAGCGGCAGTCTCGTTGCCCCCGACGTTGAACTCGTTTCGATCGATGTGACCTACGACCAGGGCGACATTGTTACGTGATCGGAGTCAAGTTCTCGGATCCCGAGAAAAGCCCGGAATTCAATCAGGCGATCGGTGACTTTGTCTCGGAGCTCATTTTCGGTGAGCCGGGACGTTTCTCAAGCTACTGCTCGCTCGCCGTTTTGGAAGATGGCCACGTTATTGCTGGCGTCCTGTTTCACCAATTGCATCCGCGCGAAGGCGTCATGGAAATGAGTGCCGGCGCGATCAACAAGCGATGGCTGACGCGACCGGTGTTGAAGTCGATGTTCGCCGTGCCATTCGACATCTTCGGTTGCCAGCTCGTGGTGCTGCGCGTGTCCGAGCACAATAAGCCGATGCTGCGCATCGCGAAGGCCTACGGCTTCAAGGAATACATCATCCCGAGATTGCGCGGCCGCGGCGAGGCCGAGCACATCCTGACGCTCGCCGACGATGACTGGCGCACGAACCGTTTCAACAGGGGCAGAAGCTAATGGCAAAACCCGATACTCCTGCGCCGCCGGTTGCGCCGGATCCGATGGTCACGGCGCAAGCCCAAGGCCAGATGAACCAGAACACGGCCGTCACGCAGCAACTGCTGAACATGACCGACCAGGTCACGCCGGACGGCTCGCTCAAATACGATCAGACCGGAAACTCGACGTTCACCGGCGCCGACGGCAAGACCTATACGGTCCCGAAGTTCACTGCGACGCAGACACTCTCGCCGGCGCAGCAGGCGCTGCTGGATCTGACGAACAAGACCAAGGCCAACATCGGGCAGATCGGCGTCGATCAGTCGGCCAAGATCGGCGACTTGCTCGGAACCAATTTGAAGCTCGGCAACGAGGCAACCGAAGCGCGCTTGATGGAGCTTGGCTCCGCGCGGCTGGATCCGCGATTTGCCAAAGATGAGGATGCGCTGCGCACGCGCCTGTCTAACCAGGGCATCCAGCCCGGCTCGGCCGCCTGGAATGCGGAAATGACGCGATTCAGCGAAGGCAAGAACGACGCCTTTAATCAGCTGCTGCTGACCGGCCGCGGGCAGGCCAACAGCGAGATCATGGCCGAACGCAATTCACCCATAAACGAGATCTCGGCGTTGATGTCGGGATCCCAAGTCTCCGCGCCGAGCTTCACGAACACGCCGAACGCAAGCGTCGGCGGCGTCGACTACGCCGGCATGGTCAATAACAACTTCAATGCGCAGACCTCGCAATACAACACGGCGGTCGGCAACCAGAACGCCGCAATGGGCGGCATGTTCGGCCTCGCCGGCACGCTTGGCAGCGCGGCGATGAAATACGGGCCCGGCCTGATGGCGATGTCCGATCGACGGCTGAAATCGAACATCGTCCGCATCGGCACCACTGTGTTCGATCTGCCAACCTACGAATACACGATCATGGGCCGGCGCGAGCGCGGCGTCATGGCGGACGAAGTCGAGAAGGTGATGCCGACAGCCGTCGGCAGGCATTGGACCGGTTATCGCATGGTCGATTACGCGATGTTGTTGGGAGCGGGCTGATGGCAACTGACGCAGCGGCACCGTTTGTCTGGGGCGAGGGCGGCGCGCAGCTAACGCCCTCGCAGATCGCCGCGCGCCGGCAGGTCGCGGCGGCCATGATGCAGCAGGGCATGGATTACAGTCCGGTGAAATCCGCCTGGCAGGGCGCGGCGCGCGTGGCGCAATCTCTGCTCGGTACCGCCGACAGCATGTCCGCCGATTCCGCCGAGGAGAAGGGCAAGCGCGAAGCGATCGCGCAGGCGCTCGAGCTCTTCCGCCCGGGCCAGCCTGGCGCAACGTCGAGCCCGGCGGCTGCACCGACCGGTGATGTCTCGATCGGTCCGGTGGCGACGCCGGCGCCGGATCCGGTGCGGCCCGCATCGGCGGACACGTCCATGAAGATCTACGGGCCAAACGAGTCCTCGCCACTGGATCCGCCGGTTGGCGCCGATCGGGATCTCATGATCAGGACCGTTTACGGCGAGGCAGGCAACGAGCCGACGGCTGGACAGCTCGCGGTCGCAAGCGTTATCCGGAATCGGGCGGTCGACGGCGGCTATGGCGGAGACACCATCCCGGGCGTCACGCTGGCGAAAAACCAGTTCGAACCCTGGAACGGCGGGGTCGCAAAACAGCGCATGCTGGCGTTGTCGCCGGACGATCCGAAGTACAAGGCGATCGGCGACCAGGTCGACGCGGCCTATTTCGGGGCGAACGACCCGACCGAAGGCGCCACGCATTTCTTCTCCCCCGGCGGGCAGGCCGCGCTCGGCCGGCGAGATCCGTCCTGGGCAAAGGGCGATTTTACCGAAATCGGCGGTCACCGGTTCTACAGTCCCGACGATGAGCCGCCGGCGGCGCCCGTCAGGGTGGCGTCCGCGATTCCATTCGCTCCGGCCGGCACATCGGCGCTCCCGCCGGGAATGCCTACCGGTGGACTCCCTGAAGCCGTCCAGCGGCCTTCCGGGCCGTCGCCCGGAACCGCCACGGTGGCCCAGGCAATGCA